TTCGGCATCGAGATCGACTATGTGGCTGGGTTCGGGGCGGCGATCGATGTGCCGTCGGACCTGAAGCGCGGCGTGCTGGCGCTGGTGGCGCACTGGTTCGAGCACCGCGACGCCGTGATGGTGGCGGGCTCGGGCGCGGTGATCCCGCCGGGGTTCGGCCAGATGATCTCGCCTTATCGGCAGGTGCGGCTGTGACCCCGCTGGGTCTCGGCTCGCTGACCGACCGGGTGTCGCTGCAGCGGCGGGTGGATACCTCCGAGCTCGAGGGCGGCGTGACCCACATGTTCATGACGGTGAGTTCGGTGTGGGCGCGGGTGCGGACGCTGTCGGCGCGGCTGGCCATGGCCGGTGACGGGCGGACGGCGGAGGCGAGCCACTCGGTGGTGGTTCGGTTCCGCTCGGACGTGGTCGTCGGCGACCGGTTTGGGTGGCGCGGGCGGTGGCTCGAGGTGGTGGGGGTGTCGGACATGGACGGGCGGCGAACGTGGCTCAGCTGCTCCTGCCAGGAGCGGGGGATGGCGGGATGAGCCATCCGATCGTGGCGCTGCAATCGGCGCTGGTGGCGGCGTTGAAGGCGGATGCCGAACTGACGGCCGTCGGCGTGTTCGATGCGCCGGCCAGAGCGGCCTCGGCGCCGTATCTCGTCATCGCCCGGCACGATCTGTTGCCGCGCGACGGCGACCTGGCGCCCGGCTTCGAGCATCGCGTGGCGGTGCATTGCTGGGCGGCGGAGCCGAGCCGCAAGGCGGCGCTGGCGCTGGCCGAGCGGGTGGTGGCGGTGGCGGACGGGCTGGCCGCAGCCGGGGTGTGGGTGACGCACCGGGCGCATGAGCGGACCGACACGGCGATCGACCTCGAGACCGGGCAGGCGAGGGCCGCGGTTGCCCTGCGCTTTTATTCTGAACCCAACTGATGAGGACCTGACATGGCGGCCCAGAGCGGCAAGGACATGCTGTTGAAGCTCGACCAGACGGGGGCGGGCAGTTTTGCGACGGTGGCGGGGCTGCGCACGCGGAGCCTCGCCTTCAACGCGGCGGCGATCGATGTGACCGATGCCGAGAGCGCCGGGCGGTGGCGCGAGTTGCTCGCCGGCGGCGGGATCAAGCGGGCGGCGGTAGCGGGCTCGGGGATATTCAAGGATGCGAGCTCGGACGCGACGATCCGCTCGCTGTTCTTTGCCGGGACGATCCGCAACTGGCAGCTGATCCTGCCGGATTTCGGCACGGTGGAAGGGCCGTTCCAGATCGTGGCGCTGGAGTTTGCGGCCGATCACGCCGGCGAGGTGAGGTTCGAGCTGGCGCTCGAAAGCGCCGGGCAACTCTCCTTTGCGGCGGTGTGAGATGGCGAACGCACAGAGGGGCGAGATCGAGGCGGTGTTCGAGGGCGAGGCGCGGGTGCTGTGCCTGACGCTGGGGGCGCTGGCGGAGCTCGAGGCGAGGCTGGGGGCCGGGGACCTCGTGGGGCTGTCGGAGCGGTTCGCGTCGGGTCGGGTGACGGCGCGGGATCTGACGGCGATCATCGGGGCGGGGTTGCGCGGGGGTGGCAATGCCATCACCGACGACGACCTGGCGCGGATGGCGATCGAGGGCGGGCTGAAGGGCGCGGCGGAGATCGCGGCGCGGCTGCTGCGCGCGACCTTCGGGGCGGCGGCATGAGGGCCTTTCCGTGGGATGAGGCGATGCGCCTGGGGTTCGGGGTGCTGCGGCTGTCGTCGCGCGAGTTCTGGGGGCTGACGCCTCGCGAACTGGCGGCGGCGTTCGAGGGTGTTTCGGGCCGCGCGCGCGGCGGGGCGCCGGGGCGCGAGGCGCTCAACGAGCTGATGGCGGCGTTTCCGGACGAGGTGCGCAATGGCTGAGATGTTTCCGGAGCTGACCGACGTGTCGGTGGAACTCGAGCGGATCGGCGACCTGGCCGATGGCGTCGGCAAGGCGCTGAGCCGGGCGTTTCGCGGCGCGGTGCTGGACGGGAAATCGCTGAACGGCATGCTCGGCGAGGTGGCGCGGAGCTTTTCCGACATTGCGCTGAAGGCGGCACTGCAGCCGGTGGGGGCGCTGGTGAGTTCGGCGGTGCAGGGGCTGTTCACGGCTGCTGACCTGGCGCTTGCGGTGAAACCGTTCGCGAAGGGTGGGGTGCTGGCGGCGCCGACCTATTTCGGGTTGGGGCAGGGGCTCGGGCTGGCGGGTGAGGCCGGGGCGGAGGCGGTGCTGCCGCTGGGCGCGTGGGTCGGATGGGCGGCTCGGCGTGGCTGGTGGCGGTGGGGCGGTGAACGTGACGTTCAACGTGACGGCGACGGATGCGCGGAGCTTTGCGGCGAGTGAGGCGGAGTTGTCGGCGATGCTGCTGCGCGCCGTGAAGCGCGAGACGCGGGGGAGCTAGGAAAAAAGCCCACATCCGAAGATGTGGGCCAGTTTGCATGGAACGGTTTGTCGGTCGCGCCGACTATTTTCCCTTGCCGCGGTCGGTATCACCGCGACCCGGGTTCGGGATCGCTTCCTTCGTCGTCCTGCTGGGATTGGCCTCGCCGTAGCGGGTCGTAACAAATCGTCCACTAGTATTGGATCTGTGGCCGGTGTGCGAGTTCTTCGCCATCTAAGTCTACTCCACTGCCCCCATGCCCTATTGCGGTAGGTCAGCGAGTCGACTCGTAGCACCGAGCTTGGGAGAAGTCCAATTTCGGCTTCAGGTCGTAAACGCACTGAAGCGTGTATCGGGAAAAATTGCGCATGTCAATCATCATGTTGGACGATGAAAATAACTTCAACGAGGTGTGGAAAGGTGGCCTTTCACTCAGTTAGATTTCCGCTCGACGTGGCGCTCGGCGCTCGCGGCGGACCCGAGCGCGCTACCGACATCGCGACGCTGGCGAGCGGGCGCGAGGAGCGGAACTCGCGGTGGGCGCATGCGCGGCGGCCCTGGCCGGGAGCAACCGCATCGCGGTCGAGACGGATGCGGGCTGGGAGGTGATCGGTTTTGCCGGGGCCGAACTGGTGGCGCCCGGGACCTATCGGCTGGCGCGGCTCCTGCGCGGGCAGGGCGGTACAGCGGCAGGCGTCGCGGCGGCCGGGGCGCGGCTTGTCGTGCTCGACGAGGCGGTTGGCGGTGCTGCCGGTGGAGGCGGGGTGGGCCGGCGATACGCTTGCGGTGCGGGCTTATGCCGGGCGGCGTGACGCCGAGGGCACGGGGTTCGACGCTGAGATCGGGCTCGGGCCGCTGACGCCGTTGGCGCCGGGGCATTTGCGGGCGGAGCGTGATGGGGCGGGCGATGTGGTGCTGAGCTGGGCGCGGCGGTCGCGGGCCGATGCCGGGAGCTGGGCAGCGCTCGAGGTGGGGCTCGACTACGGGCCCGAGGCGTATCGCGTGACGATTTTCGATGGGGCGGCGCCGGTGCGGCAGATCGAGGTTGCCTCGCCCGCCGCGAACTACCCCGCGTCCGCGCAGATCGCCGATTTCGGCACCCTGCCGGCGGCGTTCGATTTCACCGTGAGCCAGCTCGGCCCCGAGTTCGGGCCGGGGGCGGCGGCGACGGGGGCATTCGGTGGGTAAGACGGTTTTCGATGGGCTCGGGGCGCGGCTTCAGGAGGCGCGCACCCGGTTCCTGGTCAGCATCATCACAAGCAACCTGAGGAGTTTTCTGATGAACCTTGGTATTCTCGACGGCTTCAAGACCTACATCGTCGCCTTGGCCATGGTGCTGGCCGCCCTCGGTCAGCTGGTCGGCGTCGACATCCCCAGCTTCGACGGCCACGCCGCCGGGCAGTTGCTGATGGAGGGTTTTGCCATCATGTTCTTGAGGAAGGGCATGAAAGCGCAGTAAAAATCGACGCTACGATATTGACGTTCGTTCGCCTGTTACATCCTCATGTCACTTGTGATTTTGGCGCGATCTGGTGGGACGAATGAACTTGGGAGTTGGCAAGCTTTGGGCAGCGTTGCTTTGTGTAACGCTGCTCCTGCCGGGGACGCCGGCACTCGCGCAGGCCAAGCCGCAGTTGCCGGCACCATTGATCGAGGCCCCGAAGGCGGTCGACTTCATCTCTGCATGCGATCTAGCGGTCGGCAAAATTTTGGCCGGTGACTACGACCCGGCGTACGAAGACCTCACCGCGTTGACGGCAGATGTGTCATTTGCCGATGCGCCACCGGAGATTCGCTACGGCTCGCTGGTCACGCTCGGCATTCTGGAGGCTAACTTGGGCTCTCCTGAGAAAGCGGTCGAGCTGGTTCTTAGTGGTGGGGAGGTAACTCCGGAGCTGCGGGATGCCTGGTACTGGGAAACCTTTGCGCAGATCGCGGGACTGGCGCGTGACGACAATGCGCTTGTCGCTGCGGCGACCGCCCTGGCGATCGACTACCCGGACGTCTTGAAGAGTTGGGACACAGCTCGTTTCTTCGGCGTGCTGAACATCGCTCGGTCATTGGACGACGAGCCGGCACGGATACGATTGTTCGAGACGCTTTGGACGATCGGTTACGAACCAAAAGCTGGTGGATATCCCATGGATGTGTACTGGCTGGAACTCATGGCGTCATACGCGGCGCGGGAAGAGTGGGACAAGGCCCAGGCAATCGCCGAGTCTCTGGACACCGCTGACGGTCTTGCGACACTCGCCTACGATAAGAGATTCTACCGCTTTGCGCCGAGTGATCTCGATGCGGCCATCGAGGCAATAAAAGAGAGCGCGATCGTCGCGGCTCGCGCGGCAGTGTCGGACAATCCCCACAGCCTCGAGGCCCTGATCGTCCTGACGCAGCATCTCAAGTCGGCCGGTCGGTTTGAAGAAGGGTTGAAGGTTGTCGACGACGCCCTCGCGGCCATAGCTGCCGCTCCCGCTGGTGGGGCATTCAAGGATGAGGTCCGTTTCGGGTCGTGGCTTTATGGCCATCGGGCAATGTTCCTCACGAACCTTGGGAGATTTGACGAGGCGCTGGCTGTGCAAATCCAGGCTTACGACGCCGCCGTCGCAGCTAACGCCGACGCAGTCAGCCAAGGACTAAATCTGGCGCAGTTCTACCTGCAACTGGACCGGCCAGCTGACGCGCTCGAAACCATCGGCAAGATCAGCGAAGTGTCTGCTTCGGAGTATGGTCGCGTCGTCGGTGGAGCAATCTCCGCTTGCGCCCTGGAGGCGCAGGGCAAGCACGACGAAGCGTCGACGCTTGTCGAGACCCTTGTCCCGGGCGCCGACAAGGGATTCAGTCCGCTTATGTCAGCACTGCTTTGCCTCAACGACCTCGACCGGCTGGCCAAGATCACCATTGAACAGCTTGGCGGTCAGGCAACCCGTTCGAGGACGCTCAAGGACCAACAGCGATACCGCGAAGGCGCGTTGACCGCACAGGAGATGACGCTCAGGGAACGACAGCAGCGTCTTCTGGCGCGCCCAGATATGGTCGAAGCAATTGCCAACGTCGGAAAGATACTGGACCTCCCCATCTACGACTGA